TAGACTTGGCTGCTGTCTCCTGTTTGACCAGGTCAAGGCCGAAGTCTACCAGCACAGACCAATCATTCATGGAATCCTGATCGACCTCGTATCCTTCCTTAGCCTGCCGCCCAATAGCCAATAGCGTGTCGTCATCGAACATGTCAGCGATGTTAGGCTTTGGGCTGAAGACGGCCTTACCTTCCTGATCGGTAGACACATCGAACATATCAGCAAGGAGCTCAACCCCTTCAAGCTCTGTGATGTCCCGGTCTTCCTCTCGGTCTAGCTCTTGGTCTTCTACATCGCTGCTAATTACGTGCATGCTTAATATCCCATTACGCCAACATCGCTAAAGTCGTCTTCGTCTTCGTCCCAATCGTCGGATGAGTCTACCACGTAACCGCCACTGAACCCCAAAGCCATATACTGCTCGGCGTCTGCCGGGTGGCTGTATTTGTTCTTATCTGGCTTATCCCTGTAACGCTCTTCGCCTGATACCTGGACACGCTTGTATTGATAGCCGCCGATCTTCCCTTTACGGAGCATTGGGCACTTGCGGCTGACTAGATAACCGGGCTCGCCGTCCACCAGCTTGATGATGAATGAGTTGACAGCATCGATACGCTTGGTCGGGTCGTTGGTCGGCGCGGGCTCAGTCTCAAAGCCTAGATTCAATGGCGTGATAATGTCGCCGTCTTCGTTGTCATCAACATACTCATCGTTGAGGATACCCATTGCGCTCTTTGCTTCAGCCTCGCCCCGGCCTTTGCCTGCTGGGTCAATGTAGCTGAATGCGATCTCTATGCCGTAGAAGTTACGCTGCAGGAATGGCTTCACCACATCGCGCGCGAACTGTCTCACTCCCATATCTTCAGACGTTAACTCGGCTATAGTTCGTAGCTGTCCACGCTGTGTCATCTGTCCAATGACGCACGATGGGGTTAGCCCACCATCCCAGCCTAGGCCAATGGGCAAGTCTTCCATGACCCCTAGCGGCTTCTCAGGGCAGTGCAACCGGTCGTTATACTGAGGATATACGGGCTTGCCGTCTTTGATCGTGCCGTAGTTGCCAAGCACCATCACGTTAATGTGGTCTTCAGTGTTCCCGGCGATCATATCGAGGTAATACTGGTAGCCACCCGGTAGAAACTTGACGTTCTCCGCTAATGGGTTTGGCTTGTACTCGCCATCAGGCTGCTTAAGCAATGGTGACGGACCGCGCACAAAGTCGAATATCTCACTGACTGCGCGCTTAGCCTGCTGGGTGTTGTTGGATCTGAGACAGCCCTCCTCTGCTAGCTGATACCACCAGTGATCATCTTCAGGCGGGTTGGTGTCCATCAGTACGGCTTTACGTGTGCAGGGTTGATAGGTGCCGTCTGCGCCCCTCGGCGCCTTGTAAGCGCCTTTGTCTGTGTAGCCGTCGATCTGTGAGGGATAGCGCCCGATCCGCTCTCTCGCTGCTTTGAGGACTGCGTAGGGTAGTTCCTTAGCCTCGTTCATAAAGACGCCGGTAACCTCAAGCGATAACAGCTTACGAACGTCATCAGGTCTGTCTAGTGCCAGGAATATAAACCTAGCCCTTACTCTGGTTCCATCGGGTAACGGGTAGTCCATATCGCCACGCATAGGCTTGAGGGTGATGCCGCATACATCGTGTGGAATCCACTGTCTGAAGGTTTCGAGCGTGGTTGTCTCTAGCATATCGTAGGTATTGCGGACTATTGCCCACTTGGTTAAGCGTATGCCGTCACAGTTAGGCTCTTGCAGTACAGACAGCCTGTGCATCTCGTTTATGCATGTTACTGACTTGCCATTACCTACAGGGCCAAGGAAGCCGCGCACAACCTTATCGGATGCGTGGAACTTAGCGCCTGTGGGTGATGCTATGTAAGTTATGGTCTTCATTTGTCAGGGACGCGGTCGAACGGTGTTTTGTAATATACACAGTCGTTATCATCTATCCGAATAAGATCCTTAGATATTTCGATGGAGCGCCCGCACGTAAAAAACACACCTTCGTTATGCTCTTCCTCTGAGCCTAGATCTATAACGATGATCTTCATATCACTCATCGCCCTTATCCCCCATAAACTGCATGTTGAAGACAACATCAGTATCAAGCGCAACTTTACGCACGTTAGCATCGAATCCGCCAGTGTAGTTGCTGAGCTCTTTCCAGGCTGCGTTGCGTGCCGGTGAGGTAGTGTCGTCCTGCTCCCCTTTGGCTTCCTTTAGAAATCCTCTGACCACATCTTCAATGGTCACGAGCGCCCTCTCAGCACCTTTTGATTTGAGCTTATCAACTGCGGCACTAACCTTATCATTACTCATCAACCGAGAGCCGGTCATTTCTGAGCTTCTTTCACTATAGCCTGCAGTGATTGCGGCCTGGGTAGCGTTGAAACCATTGCAGCAATACGCTTCTACGAATGCTTGTTGTCTACTGTTCATGTTCCCCGCCTCTACGGTGTTAGTAATTCTGTGTAGCCGCCCCTGAACTGTCGAACCGATACGGCTTGCTAGCACGTAGCTTTTCGGCTTCTGTCATCGGGCGCCAGTAATTGCACTGCCTGCACCGAGTATACGTCATCGGCTTGTCTTTGGTCTCAACGCAGCTTTCACACTTCATGCTTAAGCCTCTAAGGTAGTGTTGCGTCAACCGGCAGTATCGCCAGAATGTCTTCCTGATCCAGCTCCAGGATGATGTTTGGGTTCTTCAGCGCCATCTTCAGTGATGCCTCAGTCTTCAGACCCTGCCCTTTGAATTCCTTTACCTGCTCGCCATCTACTGTGATAAAAGGGTTGCGCCAGTTAACCGGAATCGTTGCTGATGCAGGGTCTACCGATACGATGGTGTGATCCCCCCACACTCTGCCTCTGGGCATGATCTTAGCTGCATGCTCAGGGATCTTGCTCGAAGGGATGATTAGGTAGGTTTCATTCATTACGCTACTCCCTGCAGGGTGCGGAACGTGAATACATTATCTATAGTCGCATTCACATCAATGGAATTTCGGGTAATGGCAATACTCGCGCCACTAGCAGTAAACACAAAAGAGTTGACCCCTTCGCTCAATGCGGTCTCTGGCGATATTCCGAAAGTTGTTTTTAGGCTTCCAGAGGTATAATTAATGCTCACTCCAAACTTATATACATTTCCTGCTACAAGTAGTGATGGCTGGGAGAACACCAGTTGTGGTGATGTGGTATCGGATATGAATCTGGCCTTACCAGCCTCCCACACTACCGAGTGCGTTCCATCATTACCGGCGATCACCCATGCGCTAAGGTCCGTATCAAACCGCCCGTTAACAACCTTGTCTACACCGTCCCAATCAATCCCCACTAGCGTAAACAGCTCGATGCCCCCCGCGACTACTTGGGTATGTGTCAGATCGTTGGTGCCGGGGTTGCGACTGTTGACTGCTGTTGTGGTGCTTGATCCGTCGATAGGCCAGAAGATATCAATCGCGTCTGTTGGAGCAGAAATGCCGATGTCAGCGATCACATCGTTGAAAAAGAAGCCGCCAAAGCTGTTGCCGACCAGATTCAGAACCACATTACCCGCCGCCGTGTACGTCCCACCCTGAGCCGTGCCCTCGATAGTCACAGTCCAACCGGTGCCGGAGCGTGTCAGTACGCCGTTCAGTAGCTTATTCAGAGGCACAGCGCCGAAGTCGTGAACCAGGCCACCAGCCAGCGCAGCTTTAAGATTCGACCCCTCGCAATATACGCGGCTCTGGATATCCGCAGAGTGACCGATGATCGTGCGAACGCCAGCGGTTCCACGGTTGATGAATTTGAACGGGATGCTGCAGTCACCGGTAATTGTTGATCCCGCCCAAGATGACTGTTCGTTAACCCCGCCGTATGTCAGGAAGAACCGCTGGACCGTGCTGATGGCGCTGCGAATAGCTGGCTGTATAGCGCTTCGAATAGCTGATCTGATTACACTCATTTATCGCCCTGCCTTATGCATAACTAGAACACCTTCAAACATAATCTGCCGCCACCAGGGGAGAGGCTTGCGCTTTGCCCTGAAATGAATCTCTATCCCGTTTATCACGACGAAAAAGTGGGGGAATGCTCCGCCCGGCCCTTTCCTTCGCAGTGTCGCCTTAAGCCTGCACCGTCTGTGCGTCGCTCTAAATGCTAACGCTACTAGCAGGCAATTGCTGATCACTCGGCCTCTTTACAGCTTAATCGATTGTAATATTTTTGTCTTCAGCTTGTTTTTCTAGCAGCGCGGTTCGTATCTTTTCCTGTCTGATCGTCTGCCGCATCTTCTTTGCCCGGTGGGCTACCGACTGTACATTCACCACAACGATACTTATGGATACAACCAGGCCCAGCACCACCGCCGATGCCTGTCCAGCAGGGCTCATCACTAGGTCAATCCACTTCGGTGAAGTCGCTGCACCTACGGCCACAGCCATCGCAACTTTTCCGCTCGCAGCGTGCTGAACGCCTTCGATCAACTGCTCTTTCATACAGAATCCAAACTCCGTTAATTGCGCTAGTGGCTATAGCCGCGAACGCGACTACCGTTGCTATCGTCTCTAGCATAGGTCCACCAATCCGTTAGCGTTAACGCCAGAACTAGCGCATAGAGTGACACGAACATGCCGTCATACATCGCCGGATCTTGGTAGTTTTCGTAAGCGCTCCATCCTAGCATATTGAAAGCGATCGATAGGAGTGACACCAAGCCAATAGCAACAGCCATTAAGTCAGCTGCGGAGCGGTTTACCAAGATGGCAATTACCGCTAGATCAAGTGCTGCAGCAGATAAGAAAAAGATGCTGTTTCTCGGCACTACGCCGAATAGGACAGCAACTTGGAATAGCAGAGCCGGAACGACGAAAATCTTGAGCGCCGTGTTCGCCTTGGGCGAAAGGCAAACGAGGGCGATCAAGAATATCAGCGAGTTGATGATCATTAGCGTGCCTTTTTCTTTGGCTTGCTTCTACGCTTCTTTTTAGGACCATTTCCGCCAGCCATTACCGTTCTCCTGTTAGAACTAACCTAATTATATCACATGTAGCAAAAAGCCCGCTTGATGCGGGCTTCTCTTTTTCTTTAGGTGGTGCTTATAACCACCGCCGCGACGTATTAAACCGGAGTCTCTGTGTTTGCCGATCTGCGCCTACCAACCTCATAGGGGAGGTTATTCCCTGCAAAGGCGTTTCCGGTGCTGTCGTCGCTATCCAAGTCAGTACCCGCGGTATTGATCTGGTTAAATTCAGCCGCTTCCGGCTGACGCCTTGCCGATCGATCACCGATAACCGCATTGTCGGTGACTTTCGCCAGCGCGCTATCTACCGGCACACTGAAGGACGCAGCCGGGGAGAATCCCTCGTAGCCCTCCGAAGCCTGTGCTGGCATAGCGAAGGCAAAGCACATCGCTAGGATTAATAGGATTGTCTGTTTCATGGCGTTTCCTCTTACTGGTTAACGTTAACGTTTTGCTTTCTTATCAAAGAGCCTAAATTCTAACCGTGTTTGTTCTTATTTTCCATTATCCTTTCGTCTTATACGCTTTCATGATCTTCTCTCCTGATCTGCCAACCACATACCCACCGAGCCCAACCTTTACGATATTCAGCAGATTAATAACCTCGGCCTCTGTCAGATTCGCGGGCGTGAAGCCCAGCCAGTGCGCTCCAACTAGGCCCGCAAAGAACAGCATTACGATTGGCCGCCAGCTTCTCTGTACCCAGCTCTCTCCGCTAGCCTCTGCGGTGATGATCTGAACAGCGCCCTTAAGCTCTGATTCGGCCATGCTCATGGCTTGAGTAGTGATGTCAGCTTTTAATCTAGCCGCCTGGTCTTTGTCTGGTACCGCCTTGTCGATGGCTTTGCCGATTAGTCCTGCTATCGGGCCTAACAGTGCTGCTATCATGGCTGCACCCCCGGCATGTTCTCGGCTACCCATGCCGGCACATCAAAGTTAGGGCACGTTTTGCCATCATCCAGCTGGTAGTGCCCGACAATCTCAGCCCCCTGGTATTGGAACTTCATCCAGTACAGCATTATCTTCAGAGCCGTGTATTGCTCGTCGGTGAACTGATCACGACCCACCAGGCATATCCCGATACTGTGGTGATTATGGCCAGCCACATGAGCGCCGTTCCAGTAATGCGGACGCCCTGCCTCAGTCTTCCCATCACGCTGGATAACGTGATGGTAGCCGATGCCGTCAAATGGGGGCGTCCTGGCTTTATGCCATGCATGAATGTCACAGGCTTCAATATCACGATCGTCCGGGCTGTCTGTACAGTGGATCACAATGTATTTCATAACCACCTCTTGTGTTGATTTTATCACAGATGCCGAAACGGCCTACAGGCTCACACTGTCAATAGTGAACTTGCATCGTATCAACTCTTCTGATTTCTTCATAATTATCCCTAAAGCGGCCTAACTTGACCGTGATTAACGTGAAAACCAATTCTATTTTCTGCTGATTTACGGGCGCAGATAGCTTCGAACTTATCCTTGCTCCGCATGATGTGCCTAGGTGCCCCCTTGCTCCATATCACAGCCCTCCAGGATCTTGTCTGCTTGCAAAAATTTACTCCACAAATCCCTGACGTACTGGTAATCATAAGCCGTATGTTCCTGGCGTTCTCTGTTCTTGATGCATCTCTAAGATTGGATAACCTGTTATTTAATCCATTCCCGTCTATATGATCTATCTCATCGTCTGGAAAAGAACCATGAACATAAACCCATACAAGCCTATGCGCTTGATAGTGAGATCCGTCTAGGCCTATTGTTACGTATGTTTTGCCGGTTGAATTAGTACGAACGCATCCAGCCTCTCTGCCTGCTTTCACTCTTACAGAGGTTGGTTTTATCCATGTGAAGATGCCAGTACTTGGGTCGTAATCTAAAAGTTCTTTAATTCTTTCTTGGGTAATCATATCCACCTCCGAGCGGATGCTCCGTTTGAATTGTCGCGCTCAACAGGTCGGAGTCCTGTTTTTCAGCCGCTAAGCCTAGAGCGCAACTTAATAGTATCACAATCCCTCCTCGTTTGCTTTTTGTACCGCCCTACTGATTAGCGTGGGCTCGGTGTAAGCTGTTGATTCTAAAAGGGAATATCATCTGAAAAATCATCCATGCCTTGCTGAGCCTGCGGCTGTCCGCCATAACCGCTCTGCTGATTGTGGCTAT